TTAGCGTGCCAAGATTAAAATTTAACTTATCACGTTGAGTAGTTGATAATTGCAAAGTATTATCAGGGTCTACTGCTCCTAAGTTTATCTCTAAAATTCTTATAAGTCTATTAAAAGTAGCAGAACTGACGTTCTCTCCTTGCGCTTGCGGAAGCTGGGTTTGAAGCAGTTTGCTCATCTTCTTCCGTCAGCTCTAATATCTATTCTTGTTGCGCCTAGTCTCCAGCCAATTCCTAAGTTTCCATTATTTGCTGCGTCATCATCTGATTCAAATCTAAGAACCATTTGTCTTGCTCGGCCTCTAACGTATGCTTGCTGAGTGTTGGCTTGTATAGAGCTAGTAGAGTTAACCGTTAAAGAATCGCCTGGAAAGTTTCTTGTTTTAACAACAATATTTACAGAACCATTTTGATTGCTATTTTGAATAAATTTAAAATCAGGAATGATTCTCCTGATAAAAGTAAACTGCTCGCCATCACCTATATCAAAATCAGAACTTTCAATAAACACATTCGTCATCGGTTGACCGTCAGCATCAAAACCATTTTCTTGTTGGTATAAATACCCATTGCTGGTAGCTCTAGGATAGTTCTCTATACCTGCATCTAACCAAGCCGTTCTGCTCAGTTGACCATACACCCAAGTTTGTTCTGCGTAATTGTAAATAACATATCTATCTATTTCGTCGCTTGAAGCAGAACAATAGAACCAACCTACTTCATTTTTATCAGTAATTGTAAAAGCGTTAACTTTAAAAGATTGAATAAGATTAATATCGTTAAATACGTAATTATGAACGCTGCAAGGCAGCGTTTGTACGCTACCGTTATAAGCGTAAAAGTTGTTGTAGCCCATCCAGAAAACAGCTGAAGGCGCTGTTACGGCTGCTTTAGGACCAACAAGACCAGTTCCTTCATTAATTAAATTAACAGCAAATGTGAACGGCGGTCCAACAAACTGCATGCTGTATAAAGCAGTATCAGTCCAAACCAATACCTCTTGTCTAGATTTAACAGCTCCAATAATTGAAGAGCCAGAAGACAATCTTAAAGATCCAGCAGTATTTGTAATCAAGGGCTCAAACTGTAAATTGTTTTCTTGATCGGAAAAAGCAATTAACATGGGATCTACCGCACCAGTTCTTGCTGTACCAGCATCGTTAATTGGGTCAGCGCCTAAAACAATTAGATGTCTGTCTTTTTCAGAGGTTATAACTTGAAGTCCTACTGTAGGAACTAAATTTGCTCCTGATATACCAGATAAATCCACTGCTCTTGTTGCAAGGCCATTGTTTTCAGTCCATTGATAAATACCACCACCTCTGACATTTATTATTAAATTTTCGCCGAAGTTATCATGAGTCCAAAGTCTTAATTGATTAGTAACTGATAAAGCGGTAACAGATCCAAAACTTCCCTCGCCCCATCCATTTAAACCCCAACCAGTACCAGGAATATAAACATCAAGACCAACATTTATTTGATAAGTTCCAACTGTAGAGCTTCCACCGTTACCAGTATCACTCGCATTAGCCGTTACAGTATCTCCGTTGGTATCTTTAGCTTCAATAGTATAAGAGTCGTCATTTATTATTGTTGCTATTTGATATTCTTGATTAAGAACAGCATCAGTAATATTTCCGCCAAGAGAAACAGCTCCTGAAAATGTTACAAAATCATTTTTTACAGCGCCATGATCTGTATCAGAAACAGTAATTGTAGCATCACCATCAACAGCTGAAAAAGTCACATCTCCAGCTGAGGTGGTTAATCGTATAGGTGTAACATCATTAAAGTTAGAACCTTCTTCTATATAATATTTCCAAGTGGTTCCAAGTCCTAAATATTTAGTTCCGCCTAAAGAAACCCAAGGATGCAAGGCTCTGCATGTGCCTAAAAAAGTGCTATTGGTTAATTTTGACCAGCCACCAAATTTTTCAGGAAGGCCTTGTCTAAATCTAACCAAGTTAGAATCAAACCACCCGCCTTCATTACTATAGTCAGTTCCTTCTCTGTTGATACCTGGTTTAAATAAAGTTTTTTGTAACGCCATTTTTTATTAATCTGTTTTACCTAAAGGACTTAGCTCTGGTGTTTTGTTTATCTTTAACAAAGCTTGAAGCAAAGAATCCTTTGAATCTATTTTATCTAAAGTTTTAATGCTTTTAGATACTTCAGTTAAATTTTTTGTACCATCATACGCATCAAAAAACACTTTATTAATTGGCAAAGCAACAAAACAAAACATGTCGATTTGACCATTTCCATATCTTACCACTTTATTTTGGCGAATGTTATCAACAGTTCTCTTGCTTGTGCGTAATTCCCAACGATAAAAATCTTTGTTTCTTCTTATATATATAGTATTGGTAGTCTTTACTTGAACTCTATAAAGATGGGTATCGTGGTCAAGAATAAGATCTGCTCTATGACCTGGTGGAGCCAAAATAACAGAGTCGCAATATCGCAACAAGTATGATGCTGCTAAATATTCACCTGCTAATGATATTCTAGCAGAGGACTCAGACATTTTAAAAATTATAGTTTATGTAATATAAATACAGTTATTAGTCCAGCCAAAATAACTGTTGCTATAAAGTAATCTTTAAAAGTATAAATTTTTTCGTATGCTTCGTTTATAAATGGAGTTTTAGGATCGTCAGCTTTAAACCTACCTTTTGCTGTTCTGGTTCTTTTTTTAACTACTTTCTTTTTTTCAGACATATTATTTCTCCCTGCTTACTCCTTTCATCTTTTCATATGATCTAGCACCTGCTAGCCCAAGCATTCCCATTACTATAGTGGACAGTTGCGAGAAGTCAAATTCTGGCAAGTCTACAGTGTTACCAGATAAAACTAAAATCCACTCTATAAGCGGTGCAAATATAAAGTGATAAGCTAAAGATACTCCACACACCCAGCCGATAAATGGCCGCCAGCCAGCAACAAATATAGATTTATGCGCTGCTTCTTGTTGGTTTACTTTTATTTGAGCAAGATTAGCATCTTGAATAGATATTAATAATTCATGTTCTAGCTTTTGTTTTAGATCTTTATCAGCAACAAACTTATCTAAAATGTTGCTAACTGGACCAATTAACTTATCTATCATTTTAGTTTAATTGGCTTGTAAACAAAGTAAGTTGCAAGCAATCCTGAAGCTATAGCTGTTAATGCAGCTTCGCCAAATACACCAGCAAAGTGAGATGGATGAACCATCAAATCACCAACAAAACAAGCTGATGCGATTGTTACTCCGTGAAACCATTTCTTATCTTTGTATTTTTTAAGAACAGTATAGCCAAGTAAAATTGCTCCAAAGCCTGCAATAATTCCTGTTTTGTTTGCTTTAATCCAGTGGTCAAATGTAAGAGCAAATAAGTTGCCCTGTACCATCATAGGAAAGCAAACATAACAAGCCTGTTGCCATTTAATAAAAAAGTCTTTTGCTATTTGTTTAATCATTTTTTTGCGCTGCCTCCAACATATAAGCCAAACCAGGCTGCGCCTGCACCCACAACAACAGAAACAAATGCTGATTGTGAATTGGTTGGATCAGGTAAGGTCATAAACCATTCTGTAGTTCTATAAAAAGCAAATCCATATAAAGTAATGAGTAGCCTAGGAAAGACTCGCCACTTATCAAAACCCTCAGCTAAGTTATACCAAGTTTTTGATTCGTTAACATTTATCTCAATCTTGTGAGCTTCTTTCATTTGGTCATCAATACTCATAATGTTGTGTATTCCTTACCATCAAATTTTAAAGATCTCTTCCTATTATTTTCTTGACTTACATACGATACATGCACCCATCCGCTTGATGGTACATCTTCTTTATAAAACTCTAAGAGAACAGTATCGTACTCCACATTGTCCCTGATCCATATCCCAAGCTCGTAATTGGATACGGTTGGGATCTCAATATCACATGCCTGCCCTCTAGTGTGTTGGGATTTGTCTGAACTTCCCAGTTTTCTGTTGAGATCAAGACACCTATAACCGCTATTAGGAGAAAAAGGTACACCATAATGCAAGCGTATAGGCTCCAGTAGGTTTTCACATAAGAGTATAAGATTGTTGTAAACTTCTTCATCCTTAACAGTATTATCTATTTCAAAACGATCTGCAATTTGAGATTTCTCAAATTCACGCAATTTAAAATGAGGAGACAGCCTGTCG